CACGCAGGCGGTGATCTACCTGCGAGACAGTCGCTGGTTCGAGCTGCCACAGGCGCGCGACGTGGATGCCCCACCGCCGCCGACGAAAGGGAAGGTGAACCCCTATGCCGCGTGAGACGAAGTCCAAAGTAAATGCGGCCGGCAACTACACGAAGCCCGGCATGCGCAAGAAGCTCTTCGAGCAGATCAAGGCGTCCGACACGCACGGCACCGCCGCAGGCCAGTGGTCCGGGCGCAAGGCTCAGTTGCTGGCGAAGAAGTACAAGGAAAAAGGCGGTAGCTACACATGAAGGCGCCGCAGAAGTCACTGAAGGACTGGGGCGACCAGAAGTGGCGCACCAAGTCGGGCAAGCCCTCATCCGAGACGGGCGAGCGGTATCTCCCCGAGAAGGCGATCAAGGCGCTCTCGCCGCAGGAGTACGCTGCGACGACCCGGGCGAAGCGTGAGGGCAAGGCGAAGGGCGAGCAGTTCGTTGCCCAGCCGAAGAAGATCGCGGCCAAGACCGCGCGGTTCAGGAGCAAGTGATGGCGCAGCGCATCGACAAGGACAGCCTCAAGCTCGACCAGCCCCGCCGCACGCCCGGGCACCCGACCAAGTCGCACGTCGTCAAGACGAAGATCGACGGGAAGGAGAAGATCCTGCGCTTCGGCGAGCAGGGCGCCAAGACCGCAGGCAAGCCCAAGGCGGGCGAGTCTCAGGCGATGAAGGACAAGCGCGCGCGCTTCAAGTCTCGGCACGCGAAGAATATTGCGAAAGGCAAGTCGAGCCCGGCCTACTGGGCAGACAAGGTGAAGTGGGCCGAGGGCGGCGAGGTCAAGGGCATGGCCGTCGGCGGCGGCTGGGGCGCGATGGCCGAGGCCAACAAGGCTGCTGCGTCGAAGGAGCGGGAGAAGCAGGCTCGAGCCGAGGCGGCTGCGTCGATGCGGTCTGCTGGCGTCACGGGGATCGGTGGCGGCACGAGGCCCGCTGATCGTGAGGGGCCGCTGACCGCGCGCACGATGGCGTCCGACCTCGGCAACATGATCGAGCTGGACCGCACTGTCTTCGCCTCGGACGACGACGACATCTCGCCCCAGATGCGCGCCTATCTGTCCTCACCGCCCGGCACCGTGGCCGAACCGCCGGTGGGCCCGATGCCTGCCCCCTCGGTCATCACGTCTAGGCCTCTGGGCGACAACGTGGCGCCTCTGTCGCAACTGTCGCAGGTGTCGCAGCCGTCGCAGCCGATGGGCTTCTTCGAGACCATCCGCAACATCCCGGGCGCGATCGGCCGAGATCTCAAGATGGGCTATCAAGCTGGCATGTTCCGTGGCCGCGACACGCAGCGCGAGAACCTGATGGAGGCTGGCTACACGCCGACGCAGATCGCCGACTACTTCGCCCGCACCGACGCCACGCTCGCCCGCAATGCGGCCGAGGCTGCAATGCGCGGTAACCGCGACGACGCGACGATGCCGACCAACTACGCGGATCTCGCCCGGGCCTTCGCGCAGGAATACAACGTCGTCGGTCGCAACCGCACGCAGCTCATGCCGCTGCTCGAGACTTTCCTGCGCTCTCGCGGCATCCTCGACCCCTCGACCTACAGCGAGAACATCTTCAACACGCTCTCGGTCCCGATGCAGGAGGGCGGCTCGGTCGATCTGGAGCGGCTGCTTGAGCGGTACGGGCCTCGAGGCAACGTCGACCGCAGCACCGGCCGCCTGCCCCCTTCTGCGCCCGAGTACGTCCCGCCCGAGGTCTTCGACGAGCGGATGGCTCCGTCGCCCGGGACGGCAGAAGACATTCGGTCGCGCGCGCTCGCCAACAGGCGCGCCATGCGAGAGGCTGACACCTTCGGCGACACGGCTGCTGCGATGGCGTCTGGCCCGTGGCAAGAGGCTGCTCGGCGCATGTCGATCGCCGGAAGCCGCGAGGGCGTGGCGGGCTTCCTGCCCGAGACGCAGAACCCGTATCTGCGCGCGCTCCAAGCTTCCACGGGCTACCTCGGCGACGTCGGTCTGGCTGGCCTGTCAGCGGCCGAGGCTGGCATTGCCGGCGGCGCTGGCCTGATCGCAGAGGCTCTGCCGCAGGGCCTGTACGAGAGCATCCCGGGCGCGCCGCGCCGCAGCCCTGACGAGTTCGAGCGCAAGTTCGCGGAAGAGCTGGCCTACGGCATCCCCGAGTCGATCGCCGGCCTTTCGGGCGCCCGCTCGGTCACGATGCTCGACGACATCGCCGATGCTCTCGCCGCATCTCCCGCTGCGACGACGCGCGCCCTCGACCAGATGCTCGAGTCCTACGACCCCAACGTGCTGGGCTCGAACCTCGGCAACATCGGCGGGGGGCGTGGTCGTCGGCCGCCACCCCTGATCTCGCCGGAAGAGCGGACAGTGATTTCTGGCATCGGCAAGCGGGCCGACCAGTCCGCGATCCGTGATCAGATCTCGGCGCAGAAGATGTCCTACCCCGCCGATCAGGGCTGGGCGCAGGGCGCGATGCAAGTGCATAAAATCACGCCGAAGAAAGACAAGTTTGAGGTCACCTACAAGGAAGTGCCCTACAACTTCGAGAAGCCGCCAGAGAACATGTCCCCTGCTGAATGGCAGCGGACGATGGTTGATCGGCAGGTCGACGAGATCCGCAAGCTCGCCCAGCGCGCCAAGGACGGCGATCCTGCTGCGATGGACATCATCAAGCAGGCGAACTGGTATCGCTCCATGCGCAGCACTTTGCGCAGTGAGTTCGGCGGCATGGGAGATGTTTTCGCTGATGTACTCGGCGCTACCTCGGCGCAGACGGGCGTCGAGCTGAACTGGCGCAACGCAGTCGAGATCATGCGCCGCTACAGTCGCGGAGAATACGACAACGAGCTCCGCATGTACAAAGAGATGCTTGATGCTGGCAACGTGAACCCGAACGTGTTGACAGAGCTCCACAAGAGCGAAGACAACCCCTTTAGGTTGATCACGAGCGCAGCGGGAGCTTTGTTCAACATGAACAGCCCCGCCGCGACCAAGGCTCTCTTCGACATGTTCCGCACCGCAGAGGGCGCGCCGAAGACGCCGAACTTCACGGGCAACCTGATCGGCTACATCAACGCGGCCACGGTCGATGTCTGGGACGCGCGCCATCTGCGCCGCTTGTCGGGCCAAGATCGTTTGCCGCCGCCTATTGAGACTGGGGTTACCGGAGAGCATCTCGTAGGCTCAACCCTTGAGGAGCCCAAGATTGGCGGCGAATTCGGGTTCGGACAACGTGTCAAGCGCGATGCCGCTCGGATCATCAACGACGAGGGCATCATCAAGGAAGTGGCGCCCGATCTCGCCGACATCAACCCTGATGATTTGCAAGCTATCGCATGGTTCATTGAGAAGGAGCTCTGGACGAAAAACGGCTGGACCAACAAGGCCGGCGAGGGTGGCTCGCTAGAGTATGAGGCATCGCTTGCCGGCGCTGCGTCACCAGAAGGTGTGAGGGCACTGCGCCGAGAGCTGAACCAGAGTTTCAAGCCTCCTGCGCCGCGCAAGAGAGAGACCGAGGAGCAGTACGCCCAGCGCGTGGCCGCAGCCAAGTCTGCATTCGACGCTCGCCAGATCGAGGCGATGAACGAGCTCGACGCCATGAAGGCGCCGCTGGCTCGGTACGTCCTCGGTATCAGCGTCGAACGCCGGGGTGTGCGCCCGAGCAACCTGCGGCAGGCTCTCGTTGCCTCGCGCCTCGGCGAGCCTGCGAAGGTCGATCCCAACGTGGTGATGTACCAGATCAACAACACCTACGGCCGCTTCATGAAGGCCGACGAGCGGTCCTTCAACGCCGAGTTTGTGACGCGCAAAGGCTTCGACCCGTCGGCCGTCACTCGCAGGATGGTCGAGATCGCCAAGGAAAGCAATCAGGACTCGGCCTTCATCTCGCGGGTCTTGCCGCAGCGCACCGAGAACAGCCGCCCGGGCGTCGAGATCTACTTCCGCAAGCGTCAGGGGCCTGATTTCGCTCGCAAGCTCTCTGACAAACTCAGTGACTATGGGGTCGACGGGTTCACCTATGTGACCGACAACCGCGTGATGGATAGGCCGAAGGCGCAGGCGGGCGCGAGCGAGGAAGCGGTGGCCGGCATCAATGGTTTGCGCTTTCAATACATCCCCGAATTCGATATGGGTAGGGATGCGTGGGCAGCGATGTCGCCCGCTGAGAGGGCAGCAAAGATCGACGAGATTGAGCGTAAGTTCAGGCAAATCGTCCGCGATATCAGCGAAACTGAACCCGTAGTCAGCGGCGCAAACCTGATGCACTACGAGACTAACTTGTTCGAGAGGGGGGACTACGATGGACTACTTGGAACGTCAACTTCAAGAAGAGATTGACGACGGCTACGGCGATGGTTTTGTGGCGCGGTCGATCCGCGCTCAGATCGCGGCGCGTGCTCGTGGGCAATCTGCTCAAGAGATGTACATCGTCGGCATGATGAACCGCGACCCGGGGCCGAAGCGCGACGAGAAGAAAGAGGCCGAACAGCCCAAGGGCTACGCCGCTGGCGGCTTGGTCTCGCGCTATGATCCGTCCACGATCGACCAGATCGTGAACCGAGTGAGAGGGGCCGGCCGTGGCTGACATCGACGACGACGAAGGCGAGACCGTATCCTTCGAGGACACGCTGCCCGAGGTGGAAGACACCGAGGACGGCGGCGCCGTAATCCGCATGGAGAACGAGCGCGACGAGAAGGTGAACCGGGCTCATTTTGCCAACATCGTCGAAGACGTCGACCCGGGGATGCTCAAGGAAGCTGTGACCGACCTCCTCGACAAGATCGAGAAGGACAAGCAGGCGCGCGAGAAGCGCGACAAGCAGTATGAGGAAGGGCTGCGGCGCACCGGCCTTGGTGACGACGCCCCGGGCGGCGCCCAGTTCACGGGCGCCAACAAGGTCGTGCATCCGATGCTCGTGGAGGCCTGCGTCGACTTCTCGGCCCGCTTTATGAAGGAGGTGTTCCCGCCGACTGGTCCGGTGAAGAGCAAGATCTACGGCGAGCAGGACAAGCAGAAGGTCGAGAAGGCCGAGCGCAAGACCGAGTTTATGAACTGGCAGACGACGACCCAGATGCCCGAGTTCCGCAGCGAGCTTGAGCAACTGAGCACGCAGCTCCCGCTTGGGGGCGGCCAGTACATGAAGTTCCTCTGGAACTCGCAGCGGCGGCGCCCGATGGCCGAGTTCGTGCCGATCGACGACGTCTACCTGCCCTTCGCGGCCACCAATTTCTACACGGCCGAGCGCAAGACGCATGTGCAGTACATCACGAAGATGGAGTACCAGCGCCGCGTCAAGTCGGGCATGTATATCGACGTCGACCTCGGCTACGCGGGCGAGATCGACTGGAGCAAGTCGTCGATCGCCAACGACAAGATCGAGGGCCGCAAGGAAACGTCCTACAACGAGGACGGCCTGCGCACGATCTACGAGGTCTACACCTACCTCGACTTCGGCGACGACCTCGAGCCCTACATCCTGTCGATCGACAAGACGACCGAGAAGCCGCTCGCGCTCTACCGCAACTGGGAGCCCGAGGACGAGATGAAGTGCGAGCTCGACTGGATCGTCGAGTTCCCCTTCGTGCCGTGGCGCGGTGCCTACCCGATCGGCCTCACCCACATGATCGGCGGCCTCAGTGGCGCGGCCACGGGTGCCTTGCGCGCCCTGCTCGACAGCGCCCACATCCAGAACGTGCCGACCCTGCTCAAGCTCAAGGGCGGCCCCAACGGGCAGACGATCAACGTGCAGCCGACCGAGGTCGTCGAGATGGAGGGCGGCGCGCTGGTCGACGACGTCCGCAAGCTCGCGATGCCGCTGCCGTTCAACGGCCCCAGCCCGACGCTGTTCCAGTTGCTGGGCTTCCTCGTCGACGCTGGCAAGGGCGTCGTGCAGACGAGCTTCGAGAAGCTCTCGGACCAGAACCCCAACATGCCGGTCGGCACCACGATGGCGCTGATCGAGCAGGGCATGGTGGTCTTCTCGAGCATCCACTCGCGGCTGCACGCCTCGATGGAGAAGTGCTTCACGATCCTGCACCGGCTCAACAGCGCCTACCTCACCGAGGAGGACATCAAGGCGCACAACGCCGGCCTCGACATCGACCCCAGTGACTTCGACGGGCCGATGGACGTGGTGCCGGTCAGCAACCCGGCGATCTTCAGCGAGACGCAGCGGTTCGCGCAGGTGCAGGCGCTCATGCAGCGCGCGCAGGCGATCCCGCAGCTCTACGACATGCGCAAGGTCGAGGAGATGTTCCTCCGCGCGATGAAGATCCCGGCCGACGAGGTGCTCCAGCCGCAGCCGGCTAGCGAGGACATGGACCCGGTCAGCGAGAACGTCGCTGCGGCGATGGGTCGCCCGCTCTACGTCCTGCCGCGTCAGGACCACATCGCACACATTATGACGCACATGGCCTTCCTCAAGTCCCCGATCTTCGGCGGCATGAAGACGATCATCGAGCCTGCCGCCTACGCCATGTCGATGCATCTGCGCGACCACCTCTTGAACTACTACTTGGTCGAGGCCCACGACGCGGTCGATCGTGCGCAGCGCGAGGATCTGATCAAGCCCGAGGCCGAGCAGCAGGTTCAGCTCATCCTTCAGGTGCAGC